ACGATTCGGAAATACTTGCCACCGTATTTTCAAAGCCTTGTAGGTCCACTTCGCCATCAACGCCCTTGAAGGCCTCCAGCACATTGTCCTGGATGGTCGTTGCCAGGTTCTTATACTCCTGGGTGGCTCCAGGCAGAGTGGCGGCTGACTTAGCCAGGCGATTGTTAAGGTTTTCGATGACCGATACAGCCTCTTCATAGCTTTTGCCGGTCAGGCTGGCAAAGGTGGTGGCAGCATTGATCTGCTCTAGCTGTAGCTGATTGGCCTGGTTGATCGCCCCGGTGATGCTCTGGGCCGCCTCCTGGGCCTTGCCAATGGCAAAGTTAAAGCCCTGGGTCAGCAAGTTAGCCTTAAAGACTGCCCCAGTCAATGACTCGCTGACGCCCCTATTAACCTGCTGGCTGACGCCATCGAAGGTGCCACGGATCTGCTGACCAAGGCGCTTGATCGGCCCACTGGCAAAGTCCTGGGCGCTGATCTTGATAAACAGGTTGGATATCAGCCCTTGCATCACCTACGCCTCATGGATCGGTTCTCCGCCTCAACTGCTGCATTGTGGATGGCGATAGCCCGATACAGCCGCAGGATAGGCATTTCCTCATACATTGGCAGGCTGGCAAAGCTACGGCCACTCAGGTGGTAGACCGTCTCTAGGAATCGGTCGTCGTCGTAGTCGAGGACGCTTGCAAAAAAGGGGCCATCGCCTCTGATATCAAGGCAAAGTCGCCAATGCTTAGCTCTTCTAGCTGCACCAGGTTGATGTCACTTTGCTCGCCATAGCGAATGCAACAGCGGGCGGCCAGGCGTAGGGCTAGCTCCACCTCATCGTCGAGGGGTATGTTCTCCTGCCGCATGGTGCGCCGGATGCCACGGATGTCGCCCACCGTTGGCCCACGGAACCCGATCACCTTGCCATTAGATAGCGTTACCTGTCCGGCCCCGTCGTCGTCAGTCAGTCGTTGTAGTTTCATCAGCCACGGCTCCAGTCATTGGCCCGACCAGCCAGGGTAAGCATGGATACGTCCTGGCTTTTCTTATCCGACTCGATCAAGGTGAACCGGGTCGGCATGAAGCCATAGACAATAAAGGGAGCGCCAATGCTAACTGGATCTGGGGCGTACTCAACCGGCTGGATGGTCAGCGTATAGCCACGGGCATTAACGTCGTTGCCGCGCCGTAGCCTAAAATTTTTCCACAGGGTAATGATTTCGTCATCCGTCTCGGGCTCATAGGCCTTGGTCAGCCCGATCTCGGCAATAGAGCGGGGCCCTAGGAGCGGGTAGATGCGATTGCTGAAACCATCGGAATATTCCGAAGTCTGGGTACTGTCATCAATACCCGAAAATGTCTCAAAATAACAGGTCAAGTCCTGCATTGTTACCAAGAACTGGTTCTTGGCAATAGGATTAATTCGTGGCATGGCAGTACGTCAGGGTTACTGCTCTTAGTGTGCCCAGGCCTAGCTAGTCCGTTCTACGACCTGATCAATCGCCACCCGAATGACGCCAACGAAGATGCGCTCAGCGGTCGGGCTAGGGGCCACATAGCTATCAATGCGGATGATGCCATCCTCCAGGTCCAGGGCTGGGTTATTGGTCCGGTCGCAAATGTTTAGAAAGGCATCAGCAGGCGTTGCGCCAAAGAAAGCACCGCCACTCCAGAACCGATAGGCCACCAGGTCAGCGGTCTCTTTGATGCGGTTGAACAATACGCCCTGGCCGTCGATCACCGAGAATAGGATCTTGCCATTGGTCAGCGCTGTGTATAGCGTCCGGGCATAGACATTGAGGATGACCCGGGTATTGATAAACCGATAGTAGGGGCTAACGCTACGGGTTCTAGCCCCATAGACAACGATGCCAAGGCCCTTCAGGTTTTTCACCACATTGATCTGGTTGGCATTGAGGTCAGCGTGTTCGCTACGGCTTAGTTTGACCAGCACATCCGCCACCCCCCGCAGGGGGAACTGGGGGCCTGCTGGAGGTTGGTTGAAGCCTTGGCTAGCATAACGGCGCAGGGCAACGGTAGCAGCAGCCAGGGCAGGGCTGATGTCGTCATTGTCGGTATCCTTTAGCCAAGGGCAATAGTAGGCTAGATGGCCCCGGTCGCTGGCATAGAGCATCCCTTCGGTCTTAAATTCAGCCTTGGTATCATTGCTGCTGGGCGGGCCACTATCAGCAAGGGCCATCCAGTCATAGTTTTCGCTGGCCGCTTTGGCCTCTAAGGTATTGGCGATCTGGGTGCGCTCAAACTGTCGGGTGAGGCTATAGAATGCCTCCGGGCATACCAGGAAGCCTTGCTCATCATCTTCGTCAAAGCTATTTTCGATGGCGTAGATGTAGTCCCAATAGTTAGCTGTCGCCGGTGCCGCCACAGCCGCCACCGTCAGGTTAGCGGTTGTTGCTACAGCGGTAAAGGCCGTAGCGGTGGGGTTCTTTTGACGAATGTAGAACTGGCTATTGGCAAAGACGCTGGCCCCGGCATCGTTGATCTCGTATTCAGCCTCGACGGCGGTATTGATAGCGGTGGTGCCATTGATGGCGGTCACCAGGCCGGTGATGATGGTGGTCGCGGTCGGGGCGGGGCTAGCGGGGGCGGTGTAGGTAACCGCAGTGCCATTGATGGTGACGGTGAACGCCCCAGCGGTAGTATTGGTGATGGTGACGGTAGTGACAGGGGCGATGGCCGCCTTGACGTAGTAGAACTGCCCATTGGGCACATTGCGAAAGAAAAAGGCAAGGTTATTTAGGTTGACGGCACTCGAGCTGGTAAAGACATTCTCGAAGTCGTCAACACTGATCACCTGGGTGGGAGTATTGGCGGTGCCACCGGTGGCGGTGCCAACATAGTAGACCCGGTTGAAGGGGGCGATAGTCGCTGGAATAGGCCCCTCAGCGTTTTCGTAGACGTAGACGCCTGGAGCGGTTTGGGTAGCAGCGTTGAGGGCAACCATAGCAGCTTGGGATAGACTGCTTTTAGTGTGCCCAGCCATGGATCCAGGCTAGGGAACCGGATAGTCTAGCTCCTGGTCAAGGACGTTATCATCCAGGTCGCCTGCCTTGGCCCGACGCAGGCCCACCTTGATTTCTTCCAGCGGGAATGGCTGGCCGGGGACCGGTATCGATGGATCCACCAGGCCAACATCGGCCAGGTGCTGCACGATGTCGGAGTAGACCAGCACTGACAGACTCCAGGTTTGGTTGTAGGTGTAGATACCCTCAGATAGGCCGGTGAAGGACTCTGATACCAGCGCCATGGGTTCAAAGTTGACGATGCGGTTAAGCCCCTCCAGCTCGCCAGTATAGGCCGGGCTATAGCCACTCAGGGCCAGCCAGCAACGGTCTAGCACCAAGTAGACGCCGCTATGGGTGGATAGGTTAATAAATTCTGCCTGCAGGCCCCATTCGATGGTCATCCGCTGGCTGAAGTCGCGGCGGATGGAGTCAATGATCTCGGGTGGGTCAAAGCGCCGTCGTTGCATCGAAAAAAATATCTGGCTGCGATAGGGCGCCAGCTCAAATTCGACCGGGGAGGCCGGAAATGCTTGCACATCGACGCCAATAGGTTCCATCGCCAGCCGTAGCCGGTGGATGATGCCTGACTCCAGGGTATGCAGCAACGAGGTAAGGGGCATTAGAAGCTTTTCATCCCGTCATAGGTAAAGACCCGACCGGTGCCGTTGACCACAAAGGGTCGGTTGCCACGGCCCTCGGTCATTGTCACCTCGTCAGTCACCGTCAGGCCCAGGCTAACTTTGCCCGCAGCAGCCTCCCTTAGCCACTTGAGTGCATCTTCATAGCGCAGCCGATAGTCTTCAGGGGGGCGGTTCTTGGTGAGGGTATAACGGGCAATGTCGAGGCAGATGCGCTTTAGCCGCCTAGGTGGATCGTCCCGCAGGCCAGCGACGTTGTAGCGTTCCTGCAGGTAGCTATCGATCTCATCCGACGCATCCTCCAGCGCTTCGGTCATCCGGTCATTGTCTGGGTTATTGACGGTGGGCGCGTCAATGTTGGCGGTACGCCGGGCCTCGACGGTGCCAAAAGCCTCGATAAAGTCATCGACAGTGGCATAGGGATCAGCCATCGCTAGGTTCCTCCGGCTGGCTAGGCTGCTCTGACTTGTCCAGGTGGATCGCTAGCTGCTTAGCTAGGCTATCACTGAGGCTGATCGTATCCCCAGACTGGTATAGCTGGCCATCGTGCAGGATGGATCCATGGGTGACGGTATATTTTTTCATAGCAACTGGCCTAGTGGGTAGCTATCCTGAGTGTGCCCTAGTGATACAACTCCATCAGGCCACGGACAGCCACCACGACCCAGGCGGCGCTTATCACCGAGGCCCAGGCGGTGGATACCCACGAGCGATGCCGGCGGCGGATAGCGACTCGGGTGGCCCCGGCAAACAGGAGGCAGGCTGTCATGGCAGCCAGGCCCAGGACGATATAGACAATAGCCATAGCAGATCCCCAATGTTTTGTTTAGGGTGCCCAGGCAACAAAAAACCCCGGACTGGCCGGGGTGGGGGTGGGTGGAGTCGGGCTACTCCGCTTCGGCCAGTAGCTGGTCCCGCATCTGGGTCAGCCGTAAGATCATGGCATCCTGGTCAAAGTCCTGGCCACTTTTCAGCAAGGCTGACATGGCCTCCAGCTCGGCAATCATCTCCTCAGTCATGGGGTCCTCCGGGTAACTGGCCCTAGCCTAGCAGATCAGACCCTGGCCGCCCAGTGCCTAGCTAGCAGGTCGTCTGCGGTCCTGGCTAGGCTGATCCGGGCACCGTCGTTGATGCACTCAGAGATAGCGCCAATGTGGTGGATCGCCATCTTCGAGTAGTACTTCAGCGCCCCAGTCAGACAGGACATCCACAGCGGTAGCTTCTCCCAAGTGGGATGCTGCGAGTGATAGAACTGACTAAACCCGCTGATCGGTTGCTGCAACGATTCCCGGCACTGGGCTAGGCTACTGCCTTGCTGGCTGGCCAGAACCACCAGGGCCTCCATGCAGGCCACATACCGGCTAGCCATGGTATCAACAGGCTCACCGCTGACTAGGCCATCGTTCACCAGCTGGATGGCGCGTTGCAAGTCGCCCAGTGGATCAGCACTGGCTGGCCGGATAGCTAGGATGGCAGGCTCTAGGTCAGCAAGGCGGGCAAGGGTCTTAGTCATGGGTGGATCCGGTAAACGTCCCCACTAGCCTAGCAGAAACCCGAACAAAAGCCTATGGCCGGAAGGAAAAAGCCTAAAGCAGGGTTGACAGCTCGATATGCAGGGGGTATATTGAAGGTATCGAACCACTTACCGAGGACCGACCCATGCCCAAGTTCATTTCCATCCAAGACGGCGCTTACCTGCTCAACCTGTCCCACATTGTTAGCATCGAGGTGAACATAGACGATAACGGTGTTATTACCGACTATGAAGTATTTACCAATGACGGCAATAACAGCTACAGCGTAGACGACCCCGGCGAGATGGCCAAGCTGATGGCCCTGATCGAGGTAGCCTAGCCCACCCACCACCACCCGCAGACCCCCGGCCTAGCTGGGGGTTTTGCTTTGGGCCAGCCCTGGCCAGCCACGACAAAGCCCGCCAGGTGGCCAGCGGGCTGGGATGGGGGAGTGGTGCATAAAAAAGACGGCCTAACGACCGTCCGTTTTCTAAAAGCGAAATTACTACCAAAGCCCGGGCACCACCCCAGACCAAGAACCAACATGCTAACACCGGCTGCAGAATGTGTCAACAGGCTAGCGGCTTATAGTTGGGTGTCAAGCGAAAGACCCGGCTGATAGGGCTGGGAGCGTTCTTCCATGTTTATCTGATGCTGCCATGCCCCATGGAAGTCCTTAAACATTTGCATTTCGTCAGCCGCAAACTTATCAGGCCCTTTGCTGTGCTTCCTTCGATGGGTCTCTTTGCTGAGAAGTGCGCAAT